GGCTTTTTCCTTGAGGAGGGTAATCCCCTCCGCCACCGCACAATTGTGCGGAAAATTGGTTTAAAATTGTTTAGATTTTAAGCCAAGGTCCTAAGTCGACCCAGTCTCCTGGGACGAACACGGACACTTCTCGGTATATCGTTCGATCGCGAAGCGGAAGCTCATTGCCCTGATCACTCAGGGTATGGGTTCCCGCTGTTGCGAGGCTACGGTCCATCGACAGATGGGTGACAGTGCGTGCACTGAAACCGGCTGTCTTAAAACCGAACCAACCGTCAGGTTCCGTATTTATCAAGTGCGGAACCGCCTCGTCCAAGTTACTCAGGATCCCAACGCCGTCGTACCCGTTTGTTCTAGAGCCTTTCAGCTCAAAACCGAACGGAACACGATAGCGGTGAAGATCTCGTGGGACTCGAGATAAGGCAAACTCATAGGCCGTTTTGAGACTCGCGTCACAACCTCGCTCGTCGCCCCATTGATGGGACAACCTGCGAAGCTGATTAGCGATCACGATCCAGTCTAGAGGAGTGACGGGGACCTCTTTGAGGTACACCGAACGAACGTTGAATCCCAGATAGTAGTCCAAGCCACAGGATTCCCGAAAGGGGCCCTGGGTAAAGGATTTCTGCCTGTTAACGAGGAAACCGACTAGTTCAAGAATCCGGATAACTTCATCGGCAGCCCCAGAAGGGACTACGATGTCGTCGCCGAACACATTGACCCAGAAGGAATTATACCCCGTGAGTTCAACGACCGCCGAAGAGAGAGCCCAGAAGATTAGGGACTCGAGGTCAAAAGTGGCACCGTTTCCCATCGAGGAGAACTTCTGATAGTGAATTACTTCACCGTCAAGAGTCCCCCAGTGGGAGCGGGCACTATCCAACCAAGAGAACCAGTCTTCTGGAAGTAAATCTCTCACGAGCTCTCGGCAAATGGTGTCCGAGGCTCCTTCAAGATCCAACGTTGCGAGTCCATCGTCAATCGAACCTTGGCGAGCCAGGCGCTGATTAAGCGTCTGGTCATCCAGGTCGATTTGGGCCCTAGTCTTTAAACGCCTTCTTATCATGCGGCCGAGGCCGTTCTGGAAGAAGACGTTGACATGGGGCTCTACTGCGATGGTACGGTCCGTCTTTGCTGTCTTCGGAACGAAGGTGATCCTGTTTCCCTTAACGACAGGCATCATCGGATTTCCGATGAACCCATACTCCTGATCGGCCAGTAAAGCCGACCAGGATGGGAGTAAAGGCAACGACAAGCGCGCCTTATACAGGAACTCGCTCGTAACGTCAGGTCGTGAAGCGAACTTCATTGCTGACGAGACTTGGGATCCTTTGCAACTGGACGTAGATCCAGGACCCCACCGAGAGACACGAAGAAGCTCGTCAAAGTCGAAACGTCCGAGTACCTGAGAGATTTTTCTCTGGGCTGTCAACATGACAGCTTGCAGGAGGTGGTCACATTTGTGCCCCTCTCTATAGGCCCGGATATTTCGATTCGACTCGCGACAACGGTCCTCGTATAGAAGGAATTTCTTCTTGGCTTCCTCCCGCGGATTTCCAAAGGTAAAACCTTTGAACTTCTTCAGGAAGTTGTTACGAAGGGACAACCTTCTAGCGTGGTGATGATCCCTCGGCTTCTCATCTACTTCCGCCAGAGCCTGACTAAAGTCCAAAGGACTCGAGCCAGTACCATGGTGGGGGAGGAGTTTAAAAAGCTGAGAGACATCCGCAAGAGCGATTTCACGGCTCGACTTCAGTCGAAGACGACTGTCTAGCTTGTGGCGTTGAGAAACGTTCACGAGAACCTTCCGTACGTTGAGAAACGAGGATAGCTAGGATGACGATCATGATGCAGACCATCAGGAACTTGAGTATTTCCATAGCAAGCTTTTGGCTTACCAGGGTTGCTCGAGGTCCACGATGGAACTGGTCATGACCGCATTGGCCAGCAGGTTCTTGGTGTACGCCAGCAAATCCTTGCGACTTTGCACCGACGACCGTTCCGGGAGGATAAACTCCATCCGGACGGTGTCGACGTAAGCCGCTTGGGGAGCCGGCGCAATACCAGAGACAGTCGAATTCGAGACCACTTCGAGCACGGGCACTTGGATCAGGACCGCAACTTTGTAGTTGCGATTCTGCTTCGAGGGCTGACGTGTCGAGATGGACACTCGATTGAAGCCGACCGATACACCGCCCACGCGGTCCTCATAACTGATCACCGAGGTCCCTGGGACGTTGCCGTCACCAGAGTTCGGGGAGAAGGTATGGGCGACGGGAGTTGCTTGCCCGTCGAGAAGAGAGATTACAGCACGAGCTGCCATGTGGGAATTACCTTTTAAAGGCTTGAGTTAGGAGGGCGAGACCCGAAAGGGTTCTGCTTACTCCAAGTGATGGCTGAAACGTCGGGAACGCCGGCGAAGGAAACCCTCCGAGAACTGAGCGAGATTTGTACGTATATTCAATGTACGCACCTCCCCCAGTGATCACAGTAGGGCCACTTCCGTCCGGACTAATCTCGGCGTGGTTCGGAGTCCATCCCGAATCATGAGTGCCCGAGGAAACGACGCTCAGCGTCCCTCTCTTAAAAGAGAGGCCGTTTGTAGCGTCGAAGGTTTTCAAGTACTCTCCGACAGGAATAAACCAATCCAACACGAACGAGTATGGGAGTAATTCCCACGCCAGCTCTAGCGGATTGGTGATCCCTGTTTGGGCCAGTCTTGACCTCGTAGCATCGTCCTCTACAAACTCGATCACATAGCGCGCTCGAACCTGTTGGCTGGACGTGCAAGTGAGCACCGAACTACTTCTGCTGTCGGTATGGACCTGCTGAATGTACTTGTCAAAAGTACTACCAGTGGCTTGACCGTAAGCGATCGTGGGTCGGGCAAACTCGTACGTCTTCGCTATAAGTTCGGCCGCGCCGTGTATGTCTTGTAGCAGAGGACGCCATCCATAACTATACTCTAGCCACCAATTAGAGAGGTTTTTAGGGGAAGGAGGAATCTCGCGCGTAAGCGCTCGACCACTCCTGCCGTACTTCATCCCAAACATGTTGGCGGCATGGCGCAAGTTACCATGACGGATGGCAAGTGCCGCGGTTGCTATTCGATTCACCGACTTAGAGAGCATGCTCGCCGTCTGGCGCCGCTCGGCGAAAGCTTGAGCTAGGTTGACGCTCTGACTCTTCAAAGAGTTTAGAACGGCATTCCTGGCTTTTTGCTCTACGCCTTCTGGCCCCGGACGGTAAGGTAGCTTTTCACCGTCGATGTAGTCGTCTATAAAACCCCGATACCCTGTCCAACGATCGGCCCAAGCCGTATACCCCCCCCACTCGCCGGATTTCCTTACCTCTCGGTAGTTGGCCCAGCTATGTGGATTAAGGGGCAACGAATTGGTTTTTCTCGCTGAACGAAAGCCCGGTGTTTTAACCGAGCTATAGCTACCAGTCTCGATCAAGGAAGTTCCGCCCACGGGCGTTATACTCCCATTCCAGCTGTAGAGGGTACAAGGACCCCCTCGAACGCCGGCGAAGGGAGGACGCTTCATAGCGGACTCCTCGATCGATCAGGCTCACTAGAGCCGCCGAGTAATCGGCTAAAGACACCCTCCTGCCTGACCTTTGGCTTCCAGAAGATGCCGTCGAACCCTCCCCAACACGAGCAATAGATGTACGGGTAACCGCACATTTTACAAGTGAAGGAAGAGAGCATGATGGCACCTTTGAAGAAGTTGAGGGAAAGGAGGAGGG